CTGTACATCCTGCGGATGATATCAATTACATCTTCTTCGGGACGAACTTCGGTGGTGCGCCCCTGCTTATTGCGTACTTCAATCTGCATTCCAGCAGACCATGCTGATTCTGGGTTGTCCTTGAGCAGGGAGGTGTATAAACGAACATCGTTGTACACCAGTTTGGCAACACTCTGAGGAGTATCGCCTTCCTGAACGGTGTAGATGCCGACGTTAACGTGATTTATCATAAAACCTATTTTCTCCTTGTACTGGAATCCGTCGCCGTAGGCGACGTCGGGTACTGGAAGGGGGCCCTTCGGTCCCCAACGCCCCCTACGGGGGCGGAGTACCTATACCAACTTCTCTCTTTCCCCTTATAAGTTTCCATTATAACGACGCTGTCAAGGGGGGTATGAAAGTTATCCACAATGCTACACTGGTTCCGTACGTACCTAGTTGACACTGGCCCCCGCGCTTGGAGGTAGCCGATGAGTAAGGCGAAAATAGATTACCACGTGTACCGTGGTGAAGTGTGGGAGAGGCTCATAATCCTCAAGGACAAGCGGACCCGACGCAAGCGGGTACCTACGGAGGCAGCGGCCACCGTCAAAGTCGGTGACACTAATTACGTGATCCCAGTTGAGATCACCTCAGAAGGGGGCGTTCTTCTAACGTTGACGCCCAATAACACAGAGTGGCTTGCTGTCGGGGAGTACGACTGGGATTGTGTAGCCACTGTCAGCCGTTCTGCATTACTCACTTCTTCACCGTTGTCGGAGAACCTAGTTGTCTACGGTAAGTTGGTGGTTATGGAGTACGACAATCTTACCCCAATGGACAGTGACGGTAACCCAACGGCTTTGGTGGTTCGGGCATGAGCAGTGATTTGTTTGGAATACTTGCTTTGGTCCTCGGCCCCGGAGGCATCATTGTTGCTCTCATTGAGAAGACACGTAGAGAGAACAACCGAGACCACGCCCGCAACAGTGACCTACTTAAGCAGATTGACGAAAAAGTAGGCAAGATCGACAAGCGGATGGACGACCACATTACGTGGCACCTTGACCAATGAGCCAAGTTCCTGAGTACGACAATCCTTATTACATTAGGGACGAGTCTTACTTTTACGATCCTAAGACTGGGCGGTACAACTACCGTGTAAAAGGTAAGTTCACTAAAAGACCAGAGCCGGACTACTATCCGCCTGCTCCCACAGAGCCTGTATACGAAGACTACGAAGAGGAGTACGAGGAGCCGTCACGTGATCGCGACTGGTCTCCTTGGATCAGTGTTGAATCTAGTAGGTGTAAGGCGGTAAGGTACGACTTTACTACCAAGAATTTGTTGATGGCTTGGAGCAACGGTAAACCGGCATGGGTTTACAGGAACGTATCTGTAGAAGATTACGAAGCGTTTTTAGGAACAGGTTCACATGGTCAGTACGTGAACAACGTTCTAAACAACTATGGTGATCGTAACTCAATTGGTTCAGACGAACTAAAGTACTTTGAAGGACACGACGACTACGCAGGAGTGTAGATGTTTTATTTAGTAGCACTAGCAGTTGTAGCGATTATGCTGTACTTCTTATTCAGGGACACTATGAATAAGTTGCAGTATGTACAGATCTTACGCATCTACTGGATTACCCGGAACGTGCCCTCCACTGATAAGTTTTTCTGTAAGGCATTCATGCGACAAACAGCAGAACCATGGTGGAACGGTTCTGGTTATCAAATCAGATTTGGAAAGTACACTTTCCAAGTTGGCGTACTGACTAGGAAAAACAATGACCTGCTCTCCCAGTTGGGCGGGCGTTACTTACCAGAAGAAGCAAAGTCGATTAGAGATTGGAACTAAATGGGATTTGAAGTATCTAGACGTATCAATCCGGACTACCTGCGCAGAGCCAACAAGGTATCTAACGAGCAGTCCGGTGCTTACATGGAATCCATAGTCATGTCTCTACACGCTGCTCTGGACGATTGGCGGTACAACGACGCCCCTACTGCCGAGGTCACTACTTGTGTAGACGCGTTAGTAGCAATGTGGTCCTCGGTTGAGAGTAGGTCCCATGAGTGAGACCTACGTAGAGCCAGAGTACGAAGATGCTCTCATTGATACGGACGAGCCCATAGACGAGACGTCCGCAGAGTTTGTCGATGACCTCGTCATGAAGTTGCTTCTTTTTATTCAGGCATTCTGCGACACCGAGTTGTTTCCTTACCAGACCCCGATTGCCTACAGCATCGTTGAGTCCGTAGTGCTAGGCGACGGTGAGGAGAAGACGCTAATCGCAACCCGTCAGAGCGGGAAGTCTGAAGTTATAGCGAATGTCATTGCTGGACTTATGGTCATTCTTCCACGGTTGGCCAACGTGTACCCGACATGGCTAGGCAAATTTGAAAAGGGGTTTCTAGTTGGGGTGTTCGCCCCTACTGAGGATCAGGCAGATACAGTGTTTGGGCGCGTAGTTAGTAAGTTGACAAGTGACCACGCCATGACATACCTGCTTGACCCAGAGATCGATGACAAGGCTACTGCTGGCGGCTCCCGAGGTAAGGGTAAGGTGATCACTCTCAAGAAGTCAGGCTCTCTCTGTCGTATGCAAACCTGTAACCCCAAGGCCAAGATTGAGTCGAAGACCTATCACTTCGCTTTTATCGATGAGGCTCAGGAAGCCGACGAGACAATGATCACTAAGTCGATCAAGCCGATGCTTGCGTGGAACAACGGTACAGTCGTACTAGGCGGCACTGCCCAGAGGTATAAGTCGTACTTCTACCAAGCGATTCAGTACAACAAGCGCCGTGACATCAACAGCCGCACCCACAAGATTCATCATCACGAGTACGACTGGCGTACTGCGGCTAAGTACAACACGAACTACGAAGCATTCATCTCAAAAGAGAAGTTGCGTATTGGAGAAGACTCCGACGAGTTCCAGATGTCGTACTGCAACAGGTGGATGCTTGAGAAGGGCATGTTCGTGTCCGAGGAGCGTTTGGAACATATCTACGACCCAAGTATGCCTCTCGTGACTGAGTGGTGGAAGACCCCCATCGTTGTAGGGATTGACGTCGCTCGTACAAACGACAGTACGGTCGTGACCCCTGTGTGGGTGGACTGGGATCATCCTGACCCATTTGGTTTCTACGAGCACCGAGTTTTGAATTGGCACGAAATTAACAATGTTGAGTGGGAAAATCAGTACTTTGAGATCATCGACTTCCTACGCAACTACGACGTGTACCGCATTGGTGTAGATGCTCAGGGTGTAGGTGGAGCGGTAGCAGAACGTCTACAGATTCTACTTCCAGACATAGAAGTAGTCTCTGTTTCATCTGACGTGAAGACTCAGAACGATAGGTGGACACATCTCACGCAGTTAATACAGCGTGATCAGTTGATCGTACCCGGCCACAGCAAGGCTAGGCGCACCAAGCGCTGGCGTAAGTTCAACCAGCAGATGTCCGAGTTGGAAAAGGTAAACCGTGGACCATACTTGTTAGCCGCCGCTCCTGATGAGCGGGGGGCGTTTGACGACTATCCAGATTCTTTGGCAATCGCTTGCGCTATGACAGTGCAGGACGTCATGCCTTCAGTATCTGTTTACGACTCACCTTTCTTCGAGTAGGTGGTACTATGGGGATAATCGTCTAAAAACAGGTTGCACGAAAACGACAAAAACGACCAAACCATACCTATGGATAGTGTTACTATCTAAGTATCCGATAAAGCACGGAGGAACCCTCTTATGGACATGAACCCGACCATCGCCCCGCAGAACCCTTACCCGGAGTCCATGCGTAACGTTTTTGAGCGCACTGTGGCACCGAGTATCCCAATGAACAGCGGGCCTCTTCGTTTTGAGGAAGGCGTTGCCACCGACACTGACGTGCCGCGTGACTTCCAGCAAGGTGCCTACATGGACACCACTTCTTCACCGATGCGTCAAAACCACAACAATCGTGAGATGTTTTACAAGTACCCAGAACAGACCATGGCAGAGCGTGCCCACGTTGGTTCGGCTGCTTGGATTGAGGCTCCAGCAGTTCTCTCTGAGTTCGTTCAGGGCTCAGTTGCCGGTGATGGTATGCCAACCTTTGAGATGGAGTACAACACTGGTGGACGTATGAACCGCCCGAACGCGGTTCGCGTCTCAGATTGACCTCTACAGGTTCCAGCGCTGCATCAGGGGATGGGGCGTCGTCTGGTACACCTTCATCTGACTCCGGTACCCCAACCGACGTTGTAGATGGAGTGACTGGCACCGACGATGTACCCACCCCTATTGCTTTGTATGGCACAATTGGTTACACTGGTACTCGCCGCCGAAAGAGGACTGATTGCTTCAAAGAGGGGATGGTCCGCTGCCGGTAAGTATCTTAAGGAGGTACTCACTTGGGCATAAAGATTTTGACCATCGATATTGAGACGAGACCAAGCCTTGCTTACGTTTGGGGTCTCTGGGATCAGAACGTAGGACTCAACCAAGTTGAAGAGTTCGGTACTGTTATCTCTTGGGCCGCGAAATGGTACGGGGATAAGAAAGTCCACTTTGCTAGTGATCACCACGACGGTCACGACGTTATGGTTAAGCGGGCTTGGGACATGTTGGATGAGGCTGATGTTGTCGTTGGCTACAACAGTAAGTCTTTTGACATGAAGCACCTCAACAGGGAGTTTGTTCTGGCAGGTATGCCTCCTCCCTCTTTCTACACGGACATCGACCTGTTATCTGTGGTAAAGCAGAGGTTCAGATTCACCTCCAACAAACTTCAACACGTTTCTGTTGAACTGGGTATCGGTTCCAAACTCCAGCACGACGGGTTCGACCTGTGGCTCGGGTGTATGAAGGACGACAAGAAGTCATGGGCCACCATGAAGAAGTACAACATGCAGGACGTTGTACTTACCGAGAAGGTGTATGAACGTCTTCTTCCTTGGATTAAGAACCATCCACATCAAGGCTTGTACGGAGGAGATCTTGATGGATGTCCTCGCTGCGGGCACGACGATCTAGTAGTTAATCGTTACTACATGACACGCACCGGTAAGTACCGCATCATGCAGTGCAAGGCTTGCGGTGGGTATACTAAGGACAACAAGGTAATCGAAAAGGTGACTAACACCTCTCTATAGGAGAAGCCATGGCTGAGAAGAAAGACAGTAAATCCAAGTACACCCGAGGTGGTATCACTTTTGAGGGGTACAACAAACCCAAGAAGACCCCCGGTCACGCCACCAAGTCACATGCTGTTCTTGCCAAGGAGGGCGATCAGGTCAAGTTGATCCGCTTCGGTGAGCAGGGTGCCAAGACCGCTGGCAAACCTAAGTCCGGTGAGTCAGAGGCGATGAAGAAGAAGCGCGCCTCTTTCAAGGCCCGCCACAGTGCCAACATTAAGAAGGGCAAGATGAGTGCCGCATATTGGGCTGACAAGGAGAAGTGGTGATGGCCCCTCGTAAGACTGCTAACCCAAAGAAGACCGCTCAGTACTACAGGGACAATCCTGACGCCCGCAAGAAGAAGGCGGAGACGGACAAAGAGTTCAATAAGAAGCCCGAGCAGGTCAAGAAGCGCACCGAGTTGAAGCAGGAGCGTCGTGATCGTGGTATCGATGGTAAGGGTGGTAAAGACATGTCCCACACCAAAGATGGAAAG